TACTAAAGTCTATAATGACATGTTCTTGAAAATGTATACCACTGCATTGATTAAACGTCAATGGGGTGAGAACATGAAGAAGTTCGGTGGAATCCAACTTCCAGGTGGTGTTGTTCTAAACGGTCAACAAGTCTATGACGAAGCAGTCGACGAGATTAAACAAATCGAAAACGAAATGCAACTCAAGTCGGAACTTCCTGTCGATTTTTATACAGGATAATAGATGCCTACTAACTTCTACTTTCAATCTGGAAATACATCGGGAACCACAAACGAACAACGTTTGGTGGAGGATCTTGTCATTGAAAGTTTGAAGATTTATGGTCACGATGTTTACTATCTTCCGAGAACTATTGCTAACCAAGATCCAATTTTCGGCGAAGATCCTCTATCATATTTCAGTCAATTCTATCCTCTGGAAATGTATCTAGAGAATGTAGAAGGATTTGAGGGTGAGGGCGATCTGTTCACTAAGTTCGGATTTGAGTTTAGAGCATCTGCAAGTTTTGTAGTTTCTAAGAGACGTTGGGAAGAATCAGTCGCGAATAACGCCGAGAATCTACAACTGACAACAAGACCGTCAGAAGGTGACATTCTATATTTTCCAAAGACCAAAACTTTCTTTGAAATCAAGTTTGTTGACTTTCTTAATCCGTTCTACCAACTAGGCAAGATTAACGTATTCAAACTGAAATGTGAAGTCTTCGAATATAGTTCTGAAAGATTTATTACTGGCAATCCAGAAATTGATGTTATCGACGATAAGTCACAGGACCAATATGCATACCAGTTCTTGTTGAATAGCGGATTTAATTTACTATTAAATTCTGGCGATTCGCTAATCTTGGGTGGTTACTCGGTGACTGATATTGATCCTCTGGCAAATAATGAAGATTACGACAATATTGCATATGCTGATGGAATTCTGGACTTTACGTCTATCAATCCATTCGGCGAAGTTTTAGTGAGAAAGTAAATGTTCGCAGGTAAATTTTTCTATCACTCGCATATTCGCAAAGCGATTATTGCATTTGGTACTATCTTTAACAACCTAGTTGTGCAGCGCAAGAACTCTGCTGGTGAATTTGCACAGAGTCTTCGTGTTCCATTAGCATATTCCACCAAACAAAAATTCCTTGCTCGTATTGCCTCGGTTCCTACGACGGATCCAGCAAGCACTGCAATTACACTACCAAGAATTGGGTTTGAAATCACTGGACTCAATTATAATCCGACCCGTAAGATTAACATACTTACCAAAAACGTTGCTGTTGGTGCAGGCGATGATACCAATAAATTGCGATCACAATTTACCAGCACTCCATACGATATGAATATTTCTCTTTTTATTTTTGCAAAGAACCAAGATGATGGTTTGCAAATTATTGAGCAGATCTTGCCATTCTTTAATCCAGATTTTTGTGTCACGATTAATGATATTCCAGAGATGGGAATCAAACGCGATTTGCAAATAACTCTGGAGGGTATCGATTATGAGGATCAATACGAGGGCGATTTTGCCCAAAGACAGTCTATCATTTGGACATTGAATTTCAAACTTGGATTGAATTTTTACGGTCCAGTCGAACTTCAAGGTATCATTAGAACTGCTATTGCAAATACATATGCAAATGATATAGTTGATATCAACAATGGACAAAAATATACAGTGACAACATCACCATCCGACGTAACACCTGAAATTGGTGCGTGGGACTATGTGGAGACATTCGATGAGTTCTTCGAATAACTATGAAAAACTAGATGAGATTTTTGGGACTAAGACTGAGCAAGTATCAACTGCAGTAGTTATCCCACCTGCTACCCCAATTCAAGTTCCAGTTGCGTATATACCAACGGGTGATGATATTGAGGATGATTATCAAGTCGCAAGGCAGAAACTTAATACTCTTATCGACAAAAGTCAACAAGCACTTGACGGAATGTTAAACGTTGCACTTGCCAGCGACAGTCCTCGCGCCTATGAAGTTGTCGGACAATTGATAAAAACAACTGGCGATACTGCTAAGGATCTATTGGATCTTCAGGCAAGGAAAAAGAAATTGCGCGAACAGCAACCAGCAAAGGGTAATATTGAAACCCAGAATAATATTGTGTTTGCTGGTTCAACTGCGGATCTTTTGAAAGCATTGAAAGCAGAGAAGGCAAAAATAATTGATCATGACTGAAGAAGAATCCTCGTATCACGGTAATATTAATTTAAAACCGATCGGGCATAAGCATAGTTTTACAATGGAGCAGTTGGCAGAACTCGAGTTGTGCCAAGAAGATCCCATTTATTTTATTGAGAACTATTGCCAGATCGTTACTCTCGATCACGGTCTTCAGTTATTCAAACTCTATGATTGCCAGAAGCGAAAAGTCGCTCATATTCTGAACAATCGTAAAGCGATTCTTATGGAGGGTCGTCAGCAAGGTAAGACCATCACATCCGCTGCATGTATCCTCTGGTATACGCTTTTCCAAGAAGCCAAGACTGTCGCTATTATGGCGAACAAAACCTCTGCTGCCAGAGAAGTTATGTCTCGTTACCAAGGCATGTATGAGAACTTACCACTGTGGATGCAACAAGGCGTAAAAACTTGGAACAAGGGTGACATTGAATTAGAAAATGGATCGAAGGTATTTACTTCGGCGACAACTACCAGCGGTATTCGTGGTAAGTCTGTTAACTGGTTGTATATCGACGAAGCAGCGATTATTCCAAACACTGTTGCTGAGCAGTTCTTCGCTTCAGTTTATCCTACGATTTCTGCGGGTCAAACAACTAAGATCCTTCTGACCTCAACACCTCTGGGGTATAACCACTTCTGGAAATTCTGGAACGAAGCAGAAAAGGGCGCAAATGGTTTTGTGCCTATGTTCATTCCATACACTGAAATTCCAGGGCGCGATGATGCATGGGCAGAAGAACAACTAAGACTTCTTGGTGAATTGAAATTCAATCAGGAAGTTATGTGTAACTTCCTCGGATCAAGCAATACGCTTATTAATGCTAAGACTCTTGGTAATATGAGTTCTATCGATCCCGTCTATACTAAAGATGGATTGGATATCTTCGAAGAACCTATGCCAGACCGAGCATATACGATGACGGTCGACACTGCCAGAGGTATCGGCGGAGACTACTCTACTGCTGTGGTTATCGACGTTACTACAGTGCCATATAAGATGGTTGCGAAGTATCGAGACAACAAGATTGCTCCACTACTGTTTCCTAATATTATAAATAAAGTAGCGAGAGATTATAATTCCGCACACGTATTGATTGAAGTTAATGATATTGGGCAGCAAGTCGCTGATATTTTACATAGCGACTTAGAATATGATAATATTCTTACCACTGCTCGAGATGCGAACAAACAATACCTGTCTCCTGGATTTGGCAGAACGACAACCTTTGGTGTCAAGATGTCAAAGCAGGTCAAAAGACAAGGTTGTTTTACGTTTAAGTCGTTATTAGAAGAAATGAAGTTACAAATTTTTGATGCTGATACAATCAGCGAGTTGTCAACGTTTATTGAAAAGGCAGGATCGTATCAAGCAGACGAAGGTTATCATGACGACTTAGCAATGTGCCTAGTACTGTTCGGATGGTTAACCACAAACACATACTTTAAAGATTTGACAGACATAGATATTCGTGAGAAATTATATGCAAATCAAATGAGACAAATTGAAGAAGACCTTACCCCCTTTGGTGTTATTATTAGTGGTACTGAAGAAGAAGTTTTTATTGCTGGGGGTGATTATTGGAAAGTCGATACATCGTATCGATAAACACAAAATACATGAGTTATAAATAAAAGATAAAATGAAACTGATCATTTTAACATAAGGAGAAAAACATGGCTTTTCAGTTATCGCCTGGAGTCCTAGTTACCGAGCAAGACCTTACTAATGTAGTTCCAGCAGTTTCAACATCTGCTGGTGCATTCGTTGGCAACTTCGCATGGGGACCAGCGCAAGAAATCGTTACTATTGGATCTGAAAACGAACTTGTAAGTAAGTTCGGTGGACCAAATAGCACTAATGCAGTAGACTTCTATTCTGCTGCAAACTTCCTAGCATATACTACCAACCTCAAACTCGTTCGTGCAGTCGGTTCGACCGCAAGAAACGCTGTTGGATGCGGTCAAACTGCAGTTCTCATTCCAAACCAAACCGTTTATGAAGATAGTTTCAGCGATGGTACTGAAACATATGAATTTGCTGCAAAGTATCCTGGAACAAAAGGTAACAGTCTGATTGTTTCAATCTGTGACTCAACTGGTTTCGACACATGGGATTATGCAGCGAATTTCTCTGGTGCGCCAGGAACTTCTGCCTATGCTGCTGCTAAGGGTGCATCTAAAGATGAAGTCCACGTAATCGTAGTCGATAATCTCGGGATGTTCACAGGAACTGCAGGAACAGTTCTTGAGAAGTTCCCATATTTGTCAGTTGCATCCGATGCAAAGGGCAATGACGGTGGAACACTCTACTATAAGAACGTAATCAACACACAATCAAAGTATGCTTGGTGGGGTAAACACCCAACTCAGGATGATACTGAAGACCTTTCATGGGGTGCTGCTGCCAGCGCTGGTGTATATCAACCTATCGATACTGCGGGTGAACACACTTGCACGTTCACAGGTGGTGTTGATGCTGCCCCTGCTACTGGCGATCTTGAAGATGGTTACTCGTTGTTTACAGATAAAGAACTAGTAGATATCTCTCTTGTAATTACTGGC